CCGGGCTCAAGCAGCAGACACCTTACGAAAAAATGAAGACCGACCTCCACCTCCTCTCCGATCGTCAGCGCTGGGAATACCTCTTCAGCCTGAACGTCTGCCCGAAGTCTCCGACTAAATGACCACGACCCCCGCCGGCATCGAGCGTATCGCCCGCACCGTCTCCGGCCAGTACGCCTTGCTTCTGTTGCTAGACGGTTACCCTTACGTTGAACTGACCGCCCGCAAGCACGCCGACTTCCTCTCCGACCTCGGAATGTGGAAACGCAAGACGCACCCGTCGCTTGCCCGGTCGCAGGTTCGCTTTTTCACGCTTGCCCCTAACGGAGAGATAAAGGAACTTACTTTCAACCGATGACCAACCGCGACAATATCAAGCGCCTCGTGGAAAACATCACGGGCTCGTTAGCCACCGTTCAGCACATCGCCGGACGTTATGAACAGCACGACGCCGACATCATCACGCTGTCGGATTTAAACCGCTCGGCCATCACTGAGCTGCAAGTCTTCACGGATCACATCGAGACGGCTGACGAAGCCGCCCAGGTTAAACCGCTTCACGACCGCGTCCACGTCCTCGTCGTGCAACTCCGCGTCCTCCGCAATACGCTCGAGGCCATGGAGAACGCCGCCGACGCCGCTCTGGAAGACGTCCGCCGCATCTCCGCTAGCGTCGAGGAAGCCAGCCCCGAAGACGACGCCCTCTAATTTCCACCAACCCAATAACACCACACCACAATGCGTATCCCACCCGAACCTATCACCCACCGCGTGCTCTACGACGGCATCCAAGCGCTGAACTACAGCGGAGCCAAAGAGCTGCTGAAGTCCCCGGCTCACTACCAAGCCTACCTCAACCAGGAGCGCGAGGAGACCAAGGCCCTGCGTATGGGCTCGCTCATTCACTGCGCCGTGCTCCAGCCTGAACTCCTGAACGAGAAGTTCGTCACGGCCCCCGAGTGCGACCGCCGCACCAAGGACGGCAAGGCCACCTATGAAGCCTTCCAAGCCTCCCTCAAGCCCGGTATGACGGTCGTCAATTACGAAGAGTCTGCCGAGTGCCACCTGATCGCCGCGTTTGCTAGGCAAGCCCTTAAGCGCATGGAGGTCACCTTCGAGCTGACCGAGTTCATGTTCACCACCGATCACTGCGGCGTGCAGCTGAAATGTGCGATTGATGGCGTAGGCACGGATGGCTACCTCTACGACCTTAAGACCACCGAGGACGCGTCCCCTGCTGGCATCCTTAAGTCTATCCGGGCTTACCGCTACAACCTACAAGCCTACTTCTACCGCCTGTGCTTCGAGACCGCCTTTGAGCGCCGCGTCCTTGGCTTCCGCTTCCTCTTCGTCGAGAAGGCCCCGCCCTACGCCACCGCATGGGTGGAGATTGGCCCTGAGCTGATGTCCTACGCCTGCTCCGACTTCGAGAAGGCGCTGCAAACCTACCGCGAGTGCACGACGCTCGGCGAGTGGCCTGCCTACGGAGACGCAGTCCAGGTCATCGACATCAAGGGCCCGTCCACCTCCACCGCTATCACCTTTGCCTAATACAAACATGACCACTGAAAACAACGACCGCCCCCCGCTCACCTCCATCTCGACCAACGGCACCTACCGCCTGAAGCTCATCAAACCCAAGTTCGAGAAGGTCAAGGTCTGGGAGGACGGCACCTGCTCCGCCCGCCTCTTCTTCGTCGACGACAAGGGCTTCTGCCTGAGCAAGAACTTCTCGACCAAGTACGGCAAGGCCCTCGCTATGCTCGTCGGCAAGTACTCCGGCAAGTTCACCGAGGAGATCAGGCTAGATGCTACCGCGGCAGAGTACCTCCAGTACCTCGAGCCCGCCTGCGGACAGACCATCCTCGTCGGCGTGGAGTGTGAAGCCAATGGCGAGTACAACGGACGCCCGCAGTACAAGTACAAGATGACCTACCCCAAGGGCTCCCAGAAGCCGACCGTCGCGAACGACCTGCCGAACCCCGAAGACGTCCCCTATTAATGAGCAACCGCCTCAAGATGCGTCAGGCCCTGGTCGAAGCGCTGCTGAAGGCGCCTGACCTCAACCTCCGCCGTGTTCGCCGGCGCATACGCATGTCTGCAAGACAGACGCGCATCGCTTCCCGCGAGGCCAAGGCCATCCGCAAAGCCAACGCCTCCGAATGATCACCATGGCCGCCCCGACCCTTGTGCTGATCTGCGGATATGCAAGGGCTGGGAAGGACACCCTAGCCTCGGGCATCTTAGAATGGGCGACAAGGCCTTCGCGTAAGCAGAACTTCGCCGACCATTTAAAGGACGCGGCCAATGACTACCTCATGTCGCTCAACCTTGAGGGCGACTTTCATAACGAACCCTTCAAGGTTCAGAACCGTGACTTCCTCGTCGCCGCTGGCCGACTTGCCCGGTCAATCGACAAGGACATCTTCGCCAAGAACCTTGCCTACTATTGCCCTATCCAGATGACGCCGGGGGAACAGGCGCCAGAGACGGTCATCTGCTCAGACTGGAGGTATGGGAATGAGCTGGTCGTGTGTCAGGAAATCTTGCACGACCTCGGCTGGAAGGTGCGCACGATCTACGTCGCAACCGCTGGCATAGGCCCCGCAAATAACGAAGAGCTCGACAGCATCCTCGACATCCGCGAGCGCCACTGCTTCGACCTTGAACTGACCTTCGCCCCTAACTCCCGCAATGCTATCATGCAGGAAGGGCGATATATCGCGAAGACATGGCGACTCTGATCATGGAGAAAGAGCTGTCACTCGAGGAGCGTATCCAGTGGGCTCTCCGTGCAGGCCTTAGCCAGGAGCGAATCAACTTTCTGCTATCGTGCCCCAAGTACACCCGGGCAGGTCGTGACGGCCGCGACCCAATCATCAAGGCCGAGAACCCGAATCATCACCTCCAGAAACTTGGCGACTGCTGGTGGCTGCGCATCCGCCGTCGAAAGACCGACATCCTCCACAATCTCGGCAAAGACCTCGACACCGCCCGCCGGCACCGCGACGAGATGCTCGCGGCCTACGACGCAGGCCTCCCCATCCCTCACCTAAACCAATGAGCAAAATCACCAAGTTCATTTACGCATCAGACAACCATGGAGACATGGGGGACCCTGAGGCCTTGGCAGCGCTCTACGAATTCACCAAGGACTTCAAGCCAGACATCCGCGTGGCCGGCGGAGATCAGTACGACTTTCGCTCCCTGCGTAAAGGTGTCGGCACGGATAAGGAAGGCGCCGAATCGCTTCAGGCTGACATCGAGGAAGGTAAGGACTTCTTCACGCGCTGGCGTCCGAACGTCTGGCTGTGGGGTAATCACGAACACCGTCTCGATGCCGCGCAAGGTGCCGGGTCTGCCCTGGTACGCGACTACTGCCAAGGCGTGAAGGATCACGTCAACGCCCACGCCCGCAAGTGCGGCGCTAAGGTCATCCTGCCTTACCACGCCGACAAGGGCGTCTATCGTCTCGGCCCGGTGGCGATGATTCACGGTTTTGCACATGGCGCCAACAGTACGGTGGTACAGGGGCTTCACTACGCCCCCTATAGCGGCGCTCTCATCCATGGGCATACTCACAACCTATCGAGCGTCGCATTGACCAAGCATGGGGGCGGCAACGCCTTCTCAGCTGGATGCCTATGCCGTAAAGACGAGATGACCTACAGCGCTCACCGCCTAGCCACTGCCCGGTGGGGCTCAGGGTTTGTCGCTGGCTTCGTTACCGTCGGCGGAGACTACAAGGCATGGCTTGTCCATAAGATGGGCAATCAATGGATCTGGACGAAAGACCTGAAGACCTTCACCCCCGCAAAGCGATGACCACATCCCGAAAGAAGATGCTCTACACCCGCGTAGGGAATGACCCTATCCTTCTGGCCGTCATGGCCGAGATAAACCGAAGCGCCGTCAAACCTCCAAAGGGGTTCCTGACCCGCGATCAGTGGGCAACTAAATGGGGCGTGAAGGCAGCGCACACCGCCAGCATCTACATCAACAAGGCCGTCAAACTAGGCATCCTGGTCAAAGCCCGTTACCGCATCCTGACCGGCGACGGCGGCAGACTTCGAGCTGTTGACCATTACGGCCCGCCAACCCCTAAGCGTTAAAACATTTGACCGAGGGCATCCACGCCCCCACACCTCCACCCCTCTCTTCCCATGATCCCGCCGAATAATGTCGCCGCGGAACGCCACCTCCTCGGCGTCCTGCTCCGTGATGCTCTCCCCTTCCCGCCTGACCTCAAGGCCTCCGACTTCTTCGATGGTACGCATGCCGACATCGTCGGGGCTATGCTATCACTCGCCGTCGATGGCATACGCGCCGACGAACTGACCGTCACCCAGAAGCTGCGAGAGATGAAGTCGCCGGTCGAAGCCGGCACGGTTTCCCTTCTCTCAACTGACGCGGGCGTTTCCGAATACCGTCAAGAGCACGTCGACCTGATCGCAAGCGCTGCTCTTCTCCGTCAGGCCTCTGATGCCGCCGCCAACGCGACAGACCCCGACGCCCTGCTCGACCACTATGCCAGACTGGCAGAGCAGCGCAAGGCCACCAAGCGCGAGAAGGACATCGGCGAATGGTTCGACCTCGACGCCCTCGACACCTTCAACCCGCTCGACGATAAGAC